GTAACGTACCTACTGCACAGTTTGATGTAGATCGTAGGGTTCTTACTCTTCCTAACTGGGACAGAGCAAGCAGCATTGTATATGATATGCTTGTTGGTCATGAGGTTGGACATGCATTGTTCACACCAAATGAGGACTGGACTGAGAAGGTTAAGGTTCCCCAGTCATATGTGAATGTCGTTGAGGATGTTCGCATTGAGAAATTAATGAAGCGTAAGTATCCTGGTCTTCGTAAGAGCTTTGCTGGTGGGTATGCTGAACTCAACGCATTGGACTTCTTTGAGATTGAAGACGAGAACCTAGAAGAGTTTGCTTTGATTGATCGTATCAACCTACACTACAAGGTTGGTGCTTCTGCTCTTATTCCTTTCAAAGAGGAAGAGAAAGTATTTGTAACACGTGCAGCAAACACAGAAACATTTGATGAGGTTTTAAGCCTTGCTAAAGATATTCGTAGTTTCGTAGAAGCACAACAACAGGAGCAGGAACAGAATCAACAACCATCTTCTGCCAATAATACAGATGGACAGAATCAAATTGATTCTCCTGAGACTGGAGAAGAAGGTGAGGAGAATCGTCCTGATTTAGGTCAAGACAATACTCAGTATGATGATCAATTATCTGATGATGAGAAGCAAGAAGAGTTTGACAGAGAGAATCCTTCATACAATGAAGGTGGTGAGCATTATGATGGTGAGACTCAAGAGAAGTTTGATAGAAAGGCAGAGTCGCTATCCAATACAAGTGGAATAAGAGATGTAACTTATGTTGAGATACCTGAGAAGGTTAATCTTGATAAGCATATCGTTGACTGGAAAGTGGTTCATGATTGGATTGATAGTCAGAAAGGTGAAGAAAGTGAGAAGTATAATGAGTATGATGACAGAGCATCTAGAGCAGATGTTGATCGTATCTATCAAGAGTTTCGTAATGAGAACAAGAAAGAAGTTAACTATCTTGTTAAAGAGTTTGAGTGCCGTAAGTCTGCTGATGCATATGCACGTACCTCAACTGCAAGAACTGGTGTATTAGATACAAAAAGTCTTCATACATACAAGTTCAATGATGATCTATTCAAGAGAATAAACATCATACCTGATGGTAAAAATCATGGCATGATCTTTGTTCTTGATTGGTCTGGTTCTATGCAGTATGAGATTCTTGCTACTGTTAAGCAACTACTTAATTTAACTGCATTCTGTAAGAAAGTTCAGATACCATTTGAAGTATATGCTTTCACAAATGAGTGGCAGAAAGTAGAACGTGCTCTTGCAAGTGGTGAAGAGATTAATTACTATAGTGGATGGTATGGTAACTCTTATAGAGAGTATAAAGGATTAAACAAAGGCGAGATTTATATACCAGAAGGTGAATTCCACATGGTTAATTTATTATCTTCTCGTTCTAATCCAAAAGATTATGAAAGACAGTGTAAGAATTTCTTTGCAGAAGCTTATGCATTTGGCAATAGAACTCTATACCATTGGACAGTAGGATTAGAACTATCTGGTACTCCATTGAATGAAGCAATTGTTTTATTAAATACCATTATTCCTAAGTTCAAGAAAGAGAATGATCTTCAGAAAGTAAATGCTTGTATTCTAACTGATGGTGAAGCAATGTCCCTTTCATATGGTGCTGCTGTACAGTATCAAGATGAAGAAGAGTGTGTACGTCCTCGCAGTCTTGATTATGGTAACGTACAGTTACGTGATCGTAAGACTGGTAGAATCTATAAGAGGATGGATGGATACCAAGGTACAACCACCACATTAATCCAACAAGTACGTGACAGAAATGATGGTGTAAATGTAATTGGATTTCGTATCCTTGCTCCTAACAGACTATCAGAATTCGTTGCTAGATTTGCTGACTACTCACATTATGAGGAAGTACAAAAGCAATGGAGAAAAGCAAAGTCTGCTATTCTACCATTCCCTAAAGGATATAGTGCTCTCTATGCTATCTCATCAAAGAATCTTGATGATGATGTTGAGTTTGAAGTTAAGGAAGGTGCTAAGAAGGGTGATATTACTAGAGCATTCAAGAAGATGCTTAAGAGTAAGTCAACCAATAAGAAGCTTCTTACTTCATTCGTTTCACATGTAGCGTGACAGTCAACAAACTGTCACCCTACTGGTTGAAAGTAATCAACAATCCATTATACTAGATTCATACAAACAAAAAAACAAATGCCTTTCCAATCCAAATTTACTAACGATGACTTGATCAACTTTCTATCTAATGATGGTGAAGTAGTAACTAGCGATCAGGTTAAAGGTGCTGCTGAACATTTTGGAGTTAAGGTTCAGAGCGTTACTAAAAGAATTAATAAACTTCCACAGTTCCAGAAAGTTACACGTGGAACATGGAATCTATCTGTAGCAGATGCACTTGAAAAAACATATCAAGCACAGTCTGCAAACAAAACACATTTGGTGGATTCTTTTGATCCATCTTACTTAGCATCTCCTGATCTTACACCTGATAAGGATTCAAACTTTGTTCCTTTCGGTAACTTCTCTGATGTTAAGAAGATCATTCAATCAGGAATGTTCTATCCTACATTTATTACTGGACTTTCTGGTAATGGTAAGACACTTAGTGTAGAGCAAGCATGTGCTCAACTAGGAAGACAACTTATCAGGGTTAATATTACAATAGAAACAGATGAAGATGATCTCATTGGTGGCTTCCGTCTTGTTAACGGTGAAACCGTCTGGCACAACGGACCAGTTATTGAAGCTCTCAACAGAGGAGCTATCTTGCTCCTTGACGAAGTTGACCTTGCCTCAAACAAAATCCTCTGTCTCCAGTCCATCCTTGAAGGTAAAGGAGTTTTCCTTAAAAAGATCGGAAAGTTCGTCAAACCAGAAAGAGGATTCAACATCATCGCAACAGCAAATACTAAAGGTAAAGGTTCAGATGATGGAAGATTTATTGGAACTAACGTGCTTAACGAAGCCTTCCTTGAAAGATTCGCTTTAACATTTGAGCAAGAGTATCCTTCTCCTAAGACTGAGCAAAAGATTCTTGAGAAAGTATCTGCTAACTTAGGTGTACTTGATGAGAAGTTCTGTGAGAATCTTGCTAACTGGTCTGACATCATTCGTAAAACATTCCGTGATGGTGGTATAGATGAAGTTATTTCAACTCGTAGACTAGTACATATCATTCGTGCATTTGCAATCTGGAATGATAGACTAAAAGCAATCAAGGTATGTGTAAATAGATTTGATGATGAGACTAAGCAATCTTTCATTGAGTTATATGACAAAATTGATGCAGACATAGTAACGGAGAAATCAGATGACCAGTAAGAATGGATATCTAGGACACTACGCTACTTTGACTGATGGTAGGTCAGGTAGAATTCTAGAGGGGGTAGGAACCCCCTCCAGTCCTTTACATAAAATCCGTCTATTGGACCTTGACGGAAATCCAATTGAATGTTATCATGATAAGATACAATACGTATGGAATCCTTGAAATATAACGAGAACGAGATCTTGAAAGAGGTCTCAGATTATATAAGTCAGACTTACAGGGGTCACTACTCAGCAGGAAATGTTCAGACTCTGGACTTGATTGATTCGGTAGGAGACGCAGAAGCATTCTGTAGGTCTAATATTTTGAAATATGCTTCACGGTATGATAGGAAGGGTACAGCACGTAAGGATATCATTAAGATTATCCATTATGCTGTATTGCTTTGTCACTTTAATGACAAACGTGCAGCAGCAAATGCTGCAATGACTGGAGATACCGCATTCACCGTTGATTATGACAAGTAAATGACAGTAACATTATCAAGAACAACATTAGATGTCCTCAAAAACTACGCAACGATCAATTCTAGCATCGTCTTCAGGAAGGGGAGTACCTTACGAACTATATCAAACGCAGAGAACATTCTCTCGCAGTTCACCAGCGAGGAAGTATTTCCTGTGGACTTCGCAATATATGATCTCAGTCAGTTTCTTTCTGGCATCTCTTTGTTTGACAATCCTCAATTGGACTTCTCCAATGATGACTTTGTTCGCATTGCTGGTGCTCGTAGGTCTGTCAAGTACTATTTTTCTGACCCTGAGATCACCCTTAAATCAGCACCAGAAAAAAATGTAAAATTTCCAGGTGCAGATATACAATTCAATCTTACAGCAGATGATTTGATTGCATTGCAGAAAGCTTCTGCTGTGTATAGTCTTCCTGATATGTCTTTTCAATCTAAGGACGGTAAAGTTAGATTAGTATTATCTGATAAAGAGAATGATACTAGTAATACATATAAACAAGATATTGTTGGTGAATGTACTGGTGATTATTCTTTAGATGTTAAGATTGAAAATCTTAGATTGCTACCAGGTGATTATAATGTTAAGGTATCTAAGGGATTAATTTCTGAATGGAATAACACTTCATTAGATTTAACCTATTACATAGCACTTGAACCATGAGTGATAATCCAAGAATAATTAATATATCATTTACTAAGAACGAGACTGAACTTCTTAAGATTCTTGATGAGCTCGTTAAGTATGATATGGCAACTAATAGATCTGCATGGTTTAAGGATCAGATTCGTAATAGGTTTTACGAAATGAGAAAAGATGGTATTATGGTCGCATCTGATGAAGAATGATTTTTTATGGGTAGAACGATACCGTCCTACCATTGTTGAGGATTGTATCCTACCTGACAGTATCAAGGATGTATTCAAGGGGTTTGTTTCTCAGAAGGAGATACCAAACCTTTTGTTGTCTGGATCTGCTGGTGTAGGTAAGACTACAATTGCTAAAGCTTTGTGTGATGAGATTGGTGCATCCTACATTATGATCAATGGATCTGATGAGGGTAGGTTCCTTGATACTGTAAGGAATAGAATCAGGACATTTGCTTCAACGGTCTCATTGACCTCTGGAGCGTCCCACAAGGTCGTTATAATAGATGAAGCAGATAACACAACCAACGATGTCCAACTGTCTCTTAGAAGTGCTGTGGAGGAGTTCCATAGTAACTGTAGGTTTATATTTACATGTAACTTTATTAACAAGATTATTGAACCACTCCATTCTAGATGTACAGTGGTTGATTTTCGTGTAAAGAATGGACAGAGTGTACAATTACAAGGACAGTTCTTTGAAAGGTTGAGAGGTATTTTAAAGAAAGAAGATGTTAAATTTGAAGATAAGGTTTTGGCTAAGCTTATTAGGAGGTATTATCCTGATTGGCGTAGGCTTATCAATGAGTGTCAACGCTATTCTGCTAATGGAGCCATTGACTCAGCTATTCTCGTGGATGTTGCTGATGTTAATCTTGATAGTCTTCTTTCGGCACTGAAGCAGAAAGATTTCAAGACTGTTAAGGGGTGGGTAGTTCAGCATTTGGATAATGATCCTAGTATGGTTATGAGGAAGGTCTATGATAGTCTGTATGATGTTCTTAAACCAACTTCTATACCAGAAGCAGTTCTTATTATTGCTAAGTATATGAGAGACATTACCATTGTACCTGACCAAGAAATTAACATGCTTGCATGTTTAACAGAGATCATGATGAGTTGTGAATTTAGATAACATGAAAAAATTACATCAAACAAAATACAACGGTATATACGTTACTGATGATGGAGAAGTTTGGACTGAATGGTATAGATCTAAACCAAACAGAAGACCAGATGAACCTCGTAAATTGAGACAGTATGATAGAGGAGGAGTTACTGATGGAGACAGATATCTTGCTGTTTCTCTTTGTATCAAAGATGATTCTGGAAAGACAATAAAAAATAAGTTAGAGTATGTACATCGTCTTGTTGCAGAAACTCTTATTGAAAATCCTAAGAATCTACCTGAGATAGATCATGATGATGAGGATAAGCATAATAATAGTGTTGGTAATCTTCTTTGGACAACTAGAAAACACAATCAAAGATGGATGATCGGTAACCATAAACTCCAATACTTACCTAATCATGGCAACAAGTAAATCTTTAAAGACACCTTTAAGATATCCAGGTGGTAAGTCTAGAGCAGTGTCAAAACTGTTCCAGTACTTCCCTGATCTTAAAAATTATAAAGAATATCGTGAACCATTCCTAGGTGGTGGTTCTGTAGCATTAGAAGTTACAAAAAGATACCCTAAGATAGAGGTCTGGGTCAATGACCTATATGAACCATTGTATAACTTTTGGTGTCAGTTACAACATAATGGTTCAG